TCTGCAGCCCTATTTGCTAGTTCTAGATACATAAGCTGCTTATGTATCTAGAACTAGCAAATAGGGCTGCAGATGACCGTAGGGCGGGTCTGCAATTCTGGGTGGAGTACGGTCATTAGATTTAAGGAGCTTTCGCTCCTTAAATCTAATAGGGTGCCTCGAATATATATAAGCAAGCTATTGCGATAGCGAATAGCAAGGGCATTGTTAGAGCCTCGGCAATATAATATAAAATCTTTTTCATGTTATTCCTTTCGATAATGAATGAGGGGAGCGTTAGCTCCCCTCTAGGAGTTATCCGACTATTTCAATCTTTTCTTGTTTGATTGGGAAAAACTTTCCTTTGCTATTAGTGTGAAGACTTATCTCTAACTCTTCTGTTTGTCCTTTATAATCCTGCGACACGATAGTGATTTTCACAACATTAAAAGTCTTGTACTTTCTTTTACGAATCTTCATATCCGTAACATTATGTTTAGTTAATTCCATATTACTAACTCCTTAGTATTATAAGAAAGCTTAACTTGTTTGTTTCCTTCTTATATTATAAATATACACGACCTAGCTAAGACTTACACATTTAATTTGATTACACATGACCGTAGGGGTGGGATTGCGTTTTCGGGTGGAGTATAGGGGTAACTAAGAAGATTACTGAATCAACTTTGAACTATCTAGACCCCCCACCCCCTATATATGACGGGAGGGGTAACTTATATGGTTATCTATTACAAGCATTGATAAATTCATTCAAATGTATTATTGTTCCGGTATGAACTTTGAATCTTTACCTAAAGAAGTGTTACAGGAAGTCCTGTTACTGGAACAACAGCATAAGCGACTTGAAACTCGTGACATTGCTCAAACTAAATTCCTAGCCTACGCCAAGCATGTATATGAGGGTTTCATTGAAGGTGAACATCACAGGGTCATTGCTGAAAAGCTCGAGGACATTGCATCGGGTAACTTGAAGCGTTTGATCATCAACATGCCTCCTAGACACTCGAAATCAGAATTAGCCTCATATTTAATGCCTTCGTGGTTCCTGGGTCGGAATCCAAAATTAAAAATCATACAGGCTACCATGAACACGGAACTTGCTGTAAGGTTTGGTAGGAAGGTCCGAGATCTCATTGCCGATCCCATATATGCTGAGATCTTCCCCAAAACGGACTTGAAACCGGATAGCCAAGCTGCAGGTCGTTGGGAGACTAGTGCTGGTGGGGAATATTTTGCTGCTGGGGTGGGTGCTGCAATGACTGGTCGTGGAGCCGATTTGTTGATCATTGATGATCCGCACTCGGAACAAGATGCATTGTCCTCGACTGCTTATGATAATACATATGAGTGGTACACATCTGGACCGAGACAGAGACTGCAACCGGGGGGTACCATAATAATTGTGCAGACGAGATGGTCGAAGAAAGATTTGACAGGTCGTTTAGTGCAGAATATGGCGATGGATAGTATGTCCGATCAATGGGAGGTAATTGAATTCCCAGCTATATTACCTAGCGATAAACCATTATGGCCCGAGTTTTGGGACGTGGACGAATTATTAAAGGTCAAGGCATCACTGTCCCCGGTCAAGTGGAATGCACAGTGGCAACAAAATCCTACGTCAGAAGCTGTTGCGATGATAAAAAGGGATTGGTGGCAACCGTGGGAAAGAGAGGATATCCCTAAACTGGATTATATAATTCAATCGTATGATACGGCTTACAGTAAAAAAGAGACTGCCGATTATTCCGCTATAACAACGTGGGGTGTATTTGAACCAAAGGAAGATGGCGATCAGCATATTATAATGTTGGATGCGATGAAGGGTCGTTGGAATTTTCCAGAGTTAAAGGAAATTGCTATAGAGCAAAATGAATATTGGGAACCTGATATGATTTTGATTGAGGCGAAAGCGTCTGGTCAACCATTGGCTGATGAACTTAGAAAAGTAAATTTGCCTGTTACTACGTTTAGTCCTGGTAGACGAAAGGGTGGGGGTGGTGTAGATAAGACAATGAGGATGCATATTGTATCTCCTATATTCGAGTCGGGAAAAGTGTGGTATCCTGAAGATGAAGGATTTGCGGAAGACGTTATAGAAGAAGTTGCTTCTTTTCCTTTTGGCGATCATGATGACTATTGTGATAGTATGACAATGGCAGTTATGCGTTTTAGACAAGGCGGGTTTATCGATTTAAAAGGCGAAGAGATTCCAGAAAACTGGTATCCTCGTAGAGCAAGGGAGTATTATTAATGAGCGGTTGGATTGGTAAAGCTCTACAGGCAGGAAATAAAGCTACAATTAAAAAAGGTAGCACAGTTACTACTAAAAAAATAAAAGATGGTATAGTTGAATTTATAGAACCTAATTCTAAAAAAGTAACAGTGCAATCTAAAGACGGAAAGATGAGAGAGTCCGTTCCTTCAACTGAGATTACTGTTAGAGCTGGTGCTCCAAGAACTAAAACAAACAACTTGTATGCAGATAGATCTGATCCTGTAGCATTAAAAGATTTATCTGAAGACGCAAAATTAAATATGTCTGAGGGAGAACTCTTACAAAAGATTATAAGATCTGGTGAATCAGGAGAAGGTGCGGCAAGAAGATTATTTCCTACCGATAGCCTTGGAGATAAACGTGGTAGAAATATTGCATATAAAGGTACAAAAATAAAACCAGACCGAGCAAGAAGAAATTACGAAAAAAATATATTTGCACGAGGCAGACAAGAAGCAAAAGAACAAGTCAATACGGATGAGTTAGTTGCCAAGCAAAGAGAGGCAAAAAACATGAAAGACGTTGAATATGCAAAAAGACATAGTTCTCGACCAACAGCGGATATGCCAGAATTTAAATTAAAAAATGGTGATCCTGATATAAATAAACTAAGAAAAGCTTTTCAAGATTTTGGAGACAAGGGAAAATGGAACCTAGGTGGTTCGGTGAACGTGAACGGGGCAGAAAAGTACCAAACAGTTACAAATAGATTTTCGGATAGAATGTTACCCAACAAGAAAAGAACAACGAGGATATACTAATGGCAATAGAACCTAGACAAATAGCAGGAATGATAGAACCATCTATGGGAGCGGGTGGTCAACCTATGATGGACGATGGTGCTCAAATAGAAGTCGATGTAGAAGAAGGACAAGAATTATTGCCCGAAGGCATTGAGATGATGGACGGTGAGGATGTAGAAGTTGAGGCGGAAGAATATGACCATGGAGCCAATCTTGCAGAGGTTCTTGATGATTCGGTTCTTGGAGAACTATCATCTGAGATACAATCAAAATTTCGTGAGGACGTTGAGTCTAGGGAAGATTGGGAAGAAGCTATTGCAAAGGGATTAGGGTTACTTGGTATTAATTACGAAGATCGAAGTGAACCTTTCTTAGGGGCCAGTGGTGTAACGCACCCTTTACTATCAGAAGCGGTTACGCAGTTTCAAGCACAGAGTTATAAAGAGATGTTACCAAGTGGTGGGCCTGTTAAGACAGCGGTTCTTGGAACACCGACCAAGGAAACTGAGTCACAAGCCCAGCGTGTTGAAGATTTTATGAATTACCAAATTACAGAGATCATGGAGGAGTACGATCCCGACACTGATCAGATGTTATTCTATCTGCCCTTAACTGGTTCCACCTTTAAAAAAGTATACTTTGACGAGACTAAGCAAAGGGCAGTTTCTAAGTTTGTACCTGCCGAGGATATGGTTGTTCCATACTCGGCTTCTGATTTAAGAACGGCAGAGAGGGTGACACATGTAGTTAGAATGTCGTACAATGATATTCGCAAACTACAAGTAGCAGGAGTGTATCAAGATGTTGAATTATCTAGCTCAGATTATGACGAAGAGCAAGGAACTATCCAAGAGCGTGCTGACGATCTGTTGGGACTACGTCCAAACTATTCCGATGATGTTTATACTTTATTGGAATGCCACATTGACTTGGATTTGGAAGGTTTTGAAGATATGGATGTGGAGGGGAATCCTTCGGGGATTATGCTTCCTTATATTGTTACCATTGATCAGAGTTCTGGAAAAGTGTTATCAATTTCTAGAAACTTTAGAGAACAAGACCCATTAAAAAGAAAAAGACAATACTTTACGCATTTCAAATTTTTACCAGGATTTGGTTTCTATGGTTTTGGACTGTTACACACCATCGGGGGTTTATCCCGTGCAGCGACTTCAATTTTAAGGCAGTTGATTGATGCAGGTACGCTATCTAATCTTCCGGCTGGTTTTAAGGCTCGTGGTGTTCGCATTCGTAATGATGATGAGCCTCTTAATCCTGGTGAGTTTAGGGATATCGATGTACCGGGTGGAGACCTCAAGAATTCTATTATACCCCTCCCATACAAAGAGCCATCAGCTACATTAGCACAGCTTTTAGGTGTGGTTGTTGATTCTGGTAGACGTTTTGCACAGGTTGCAGATGCAAAAGTAGCCGATATGAACTCAAATGCACCTGTTGGAACGACTGTTGCACTGATTGAACAGGGCTCTAAGATCATTTCTGCCATACATAAGCGTCTACATTACGCTCAAAAGCAGGAATTTCGTATGTTAGCGGAGATTTTTAGTGAAAATCCGGTTCCATACCCTTATTTTGTTGGAAATGTGCCTCCAGAGACCATGCAGAAGGATTTTGATGGTCGTGTGGACATACTTCCAGTATCAGACCCTAATATTTTCTCTATGGCACAACGATTATCGCTTGCACAGACTCAATTACAGCTTGCACAAGCAGCACCACAGATTCATAACATCCATGAAGCGTATAGAAGGATGTATGATGCGTTAGATATTAAAAATATTGATGCAATTTTACCACAGCCTCCACAACCACAGCCTATGGATCCAGCAACCGAGAACGGAAGTGCTTTAAAAGGTATGCCATTACAAGTGTTTCAAGCTCAAGACCATGAAGCACACGTTAGAGCACATATTGCCTTTTTATCCACTCCTGCGGGACAAGCGAATCCACAAGGATACATAATGTTGCAATCTCATACACAAGAACATGTTGGTATGATGGCTAGAGATCAAGTAACTACGTTTTTTCAAAAATCAATGGAAGCTGCTCAAATGGCAGGACAACCTGTTCCTCAAATGGATCCAGCAGCCGTTGATGCAGCTATTGCACAGCAAGTTGGTGAGATATTAAATGAGATAATACCATCCCTTCAGCCTCCACAACCAGAAGATCCTTTGGTTGAGATTAGAAAGAAAGAGCTAGAGAATGATACAGCTGAATTAGAACGTAAAACAACTAATGATCAGATGGATTTTCAAATCAATCAAGCTAAATTACAACAGGCTTACGAGTTGGCTCAACAAAGACAACAGTTACAAGAAGGTATTGCTGACGATAGAAACGATGTTAACATTTACCGTATTAATACAGCTGCTGCTTCAAAGGCTGCAAATAACGCAAGGACTAACAAACCTAAATAAGGTGTGATATAATCTGGATATGGATCCAGTAACTATATCAATAGCCGTAGGTGTTGCAAGCAAAGCATTCTCTGCAATTAAG